AGATATGGCTGAGCTTGTAAAATGGATGAGAGAGGCCTTTTATACCCCAAATGAAATTAGAATAGCAACAAAAGCGGAATCTTTAGATCTGGAAGGTATGGATTCGGTTTGGGTTGCCGCTGGATTAAAACGCATTGATGAGGTTGGAATTACCGCCTCTGATGTTGAAAAGTCTTATAACTTATTAAAAAATGATATATTATGACAAAACAATTGGTTATCGAATTTTATGAAAATAGATTAAAAAAAATATTTTCTATTATAGAAAAATTACATGAAATACAAAATACAAATCTTGCTTCTTCTTTTATTGGATCTGAATTGGATATACAAAGAGGGGAAGCGGATATTATTGTTGATACCTTACGGTTTTTAAAAGAAAGTTAAAATGATCCAAAAGATATTACTTTTAAAACTAAAGAGATGTATTAAGTAAAAATAATGCCTGATAATATATACAAATCATTTATCCAACATCATAATGCTTACACTGCAAAAGCATTAAAACTTCTTATTCCTGAATATAGAAAACATTTGCAAAGCATTCCTTTTAAAAACTTAACATTTGAAAATTCAACAGCTTTAATCCTGTCAAATTTTAATGAAGAAAGCTTAATGAAAGTAATGTATAAAATACATTATACCATTGGGAAAGCATATGGATATTATTCAGCACAATTATTAAGAAGAGAAAATCCCATTCAAGAGAAAAAATGGAAACCACTACCTCTATTCAACGAAGAGTTCCAAAATTTTCTAATTAAATTTTATCAAAAAAAAGGAGGTGAGCTAATAGTTACATTATCAAGGACAATGGCCGAAAGAGTAACTCAGGATATTATTTCCGGGACATTTGAAAATGAAACCGTTGAACAAATGCGTGACAGAATGATGCGAACTGTAAATGATCCAAAGTATTATGAATGGATGTGTATGAGGATTGCAAGAACTGAAACAGGCTTTGCTATGAATGCAGGGAAATATGTTGGAGGGCAAATATCTGGTGTTTTAATGGAAAAGGTCTGGATTGCTAAAAAGGGAGGAAACAGACGGCATGAACACCAATACATGAATGGGAAAAAAGTTGGAGCAAAAGACTATTTCATTTTATCAGGAGGGGTTAAATTAAGATTTCCGTGTGATAGAGATGGGCAAGGGAGCAGACGAGCAATTGGCTCGCAAGTAATAAATTGTTCATGTACTTATGGATTTCAAGCCAAAAGAGATGAAAACGGACGATTAATTTTTACTGATTAATTTTATAAGTAAAATAAAATCATTATATTAGAGATAATGACGATGGAAAAATGGAGATGAATCTTAAACAATTATCGTATAGTCTTAAAGATTTAGATGATACTAAAGGAGTAGTAGTCGCTTATGCAAATGCGTATGATTACGAAGACTCAGACGGGGATATTTCTGCAAAAGGATCTTTTGACAAAACAGTTTCTGAAAACTTTAAACGAATCAGAGTTCTTAAAGATCACAATCCGCGGGATATGATTGGTGTTCCATTATCTATTGACACTAAAGATTCTTATGGCCTCTTAACCACTACACAATTTAACATGAATAAACCACTTGGAAAAGATATGTTTACTGATGTTAAATTAATGCATGATAATGGATTGAACGCTGAATTATCTATCGGATACAAAGTTCTACGTAGAGACGAAAGAAAAAAGGCTATTATCACTGAATATAAATTGATGGAATATTCATTTTTATCCAGTTGGGGTGCAAATGAATTATCTACCGTTCAAGGGATAAAATCAATTAAAAGTATTTATGGAATACTCGAATTAATTGAAAAATCTTATAACCTTGATTATTCAGATGAAAGATTAAGACAGATTGAATCAATCTTACAAACATTCACAAAAAACACTCAGGAAGAAGAGGAGCCGTCTAAAATTGACACCCCATCTTTTGAGCCGTTGTTAAATACAATCAATAATTTAAAATTTAACATTCAATAAAATGGAGGTAAAAGAATTAGAAGGGGTAATTGAAAAAAAATTTACCGACCTTAATAAACAAGTGGAAGCTTCAGTAGAGTCAAGCAAAACACAGATTGGAGAATTTAAATCGGCTTTGGATTTATTACAAGGCGAGTTTAAAAATATAAAGGAATCGGGTGTTACGGCCGATCAGTTAAAGCAAGTTCAAGATCATTTGGATAGTTTAGACACTAAGATGCAAGGAAAAGGAGCGAGAGGTATGGAACACAAATCGTTCAATGATTATCTTGGTGATGCTATTGAAAATGCCACAGACGAATTAAAAAATTATGCTGCTAGAGGCAAGGGTGGCGAAATGTCTATCCAAATGAAAGCAGCGGGTGATATGTCTCCTACTGCTAACTTTGCAAATGGTTCTTATGGCAACTTAACGACAGATTACAGACAAGGTGTTTTAGAACATCCTGATAATACGATTTATTTAAGAAATATTATTCCATCCGGAACAACAGATGCAGCAACAATTACTTATCCTCAGGCCAATGGCGGGGAAGGAACGCCGGCTGTTTGGACTCCTGGAACAGCAAAGCCTCAATTTGATTTTGATTTTACTGCTAAAACGGTAAATGTTCAGTGGATTGCTGGTATTGTAAGGGTTCCTAGGGCTATGTTAGATGATGTTAAATTCTTAAGATCATATCTACAAGCTAACATGTTAAAAGCCTTGTTAAAGGCAGAAAACACCGAAATTCTTAATGGAGACGGAACCGGAAACCACCTATTGGGATTAATGCCACAAGCGACTGCTTATGATGGTGATTATACTGTAATGGTTGAGCAATTAGTAGATGCTGCGTACGGACAAATTAAAGATAAAGGCTTCGATGCTTCAAATATTGTTATGAACGCCCGTGATGCTGTAGGAATTGCATTAAATAAGGCGGCAGGATCTGGGGAGTATGATTTACCTCCGGGAACTGTAGGTTTTGTAAACGGAAGACTTACAATTGCAGGGCTTGATGTTGTAAGTGTAGGAAGCACTCAATTAGCAAGTGGAAACTGGCTTGCTGGAGATTTCTCAGCCGCACAATTAATTACAAGGTTGAATCCTGAAATCAGATTCTTTGAACAAAATAAAGATGATGTTGAAAAGAACATGGTTACTATAAGAATAGAAGAAAGAGTTGCTTTGGCTACTTATTTCCCTGATGCTTTTGTGAAAAACGCAGTCGAAGGAGGGGTATAGTTTTCTTAATTCATATTTTAGATTTTCCACGCTCTATTTCGGGCGTGGTTTTTATTTGAAATTAAACTGAAAATCATTATATTAGAGATATAACCAATATTAATTGTTATGGCAAAGATTAAAATTATTCAACCAACTTTTGACAAGGTTACGAATAAGAAATATGAGGTAGGAACTATTGTTGATCTTGGTGCTTCAAGAAATAAACGAGCTGTTGAAACTAATCAGGCGGTCTATTTGACAGAATCCGAAAAAAAGGAGACCGGAAATGTTGCTAAAAAAAAGGTAACAAAAGCCGGATCTCAAATTATTGAAACAAAAGACAATGGCAAATAATTATAATCATATTCTAACTCTTGAAGCGGCTAAACGTTATTTAAGGTTGGAACCCGACTTTACAGAAGACGATCCAGACGTAGAGCGAATGATTAATTCTGCTTTCGGTTATATTGAGAAACAAACTAATCACATTTTTAAGACACAAGACAAAACTTACCATAAGGATTATTCCGGAAATATTATTATTTACGATTATCCGATTAATACAAGCACATTTCCTGAGGAGATATTCCCGCTTTATTATTCTGGTTTTGTGAAGATTTGTGGATTAGATAGCATTGAATTAAATGTCGGTTATACTAGTGTTGAAGAAGCTCCATCCGAACTAATTGAATGTGCTTTGCAGATTATTAAGGTTTGGTATTATGAAGCTGAAAAGAATATAAATACGACTTTGCTTCCAGAGAACGTGAAACAGATAATTGATACCAACAGACGCTTTATATTATGTTAGCAAGGGAATACAACCGATTGATTGAAATTTGCAAACAGGAATATTTGCCGGATGGATATGGTGGTAATTTACCGACAGAAGTTTCGATAAAAAAAGTTTATGCAAAGATTAAAACAAACGCTGGAAATAAATTTCAACAATTTGGTATTTCAGATTTCAAAAATCCTGTTGTGTTTTCAATAAGAGGAAGGAAAAATGAAATAGTTTTTAATGAACACCATTTTGTAAAATATCAAGACAAGAAATTTTTTATTAAAGGAACTGAGAATAAAAGTCTTGAAGAAATGGAGTTAAATTTATTATGCGATGAGCTTTAGAGTTAGAGGGGTTCAAGCTACAATTAAAAAGCTACAGCGATTTGGTCAAGAAGGAGAAAACCGGGCCAAACAAATTACTGCAATAACAGCTAATGAAATAGCGACTAAAGCAGCTCAAAACTTGTCAGCATATAACGACGTTGACCACAATGGAACAATAGCCCAATCAATAAATGCAGTTCCTAAAAACAACGGTTTAACCTGGGGTATTTCCGTAAATCAAGTTCCGATGGCAGCATATATCGAATTTGGGACGGGTGTTTATGTTGACATTCCTCCGGGGTGGGAGCAAATAGCATGGAAA